GGTGNACATGAGTTCTTTCAGCACATTGCTGGAATCGGCAATCTCGCCCCGGAATATTTTTGAGAACAGCCCGGCCCATGCGTTTTGGATGTTTTTGGCAGCTTCGGTCCATGCTTCCTGTGCTTTGGCGGCGGCGTCATCAGCCTGCTTTTTAGCGTCTGCAAGTACCTTTTCATCCCATTGGAAATTTGCCTCTACCCCTTCATAATCCGATGCGGCCATGTCTTGCGCCATCCGGTCCAACTCTTCACGATTAAAGGCGATCATGTCGCGCTCTTCTTGCAGGGCTTTCGTCAATTTATAAATTTCCTGCCCCTGTTTCGACATCACATCAACCCCGGCTGACCGCACAGCGTTCAATGCCGCCTGTTCACCTTCGGCAAGGTTGACGATGGATAATTCCCATTTCAAGTTGGCGATCACATCGGCTATTTTTTTGGCGTGGTTTTCGGCGGCTGTAGTGGCGGCTTTTTGTGCTTCAGTGAGTCCGGTGGTGCCTCGTGAGAGGCCTTCCATTGCAAATGCAGCAATGTCTGTTTCATCACCAAGAAGGGTAAATAAGCCCACCGGGATCTTTGGTCCGATTTTCCCAACCTCTTTCGCAGAACTTGCTGCCATAAGACCGAGACGCTCAAAAGGTTCATTAATAACCCTGCCAAATTCTTTAATATCCTGTATCTCTTGTTTTAGTTCAGCGATGCGTTGCCGTGTTGCATCCCCGATTGGATCGGATGCCGTGGTTGTTTTTTGGCTATTTAAGATGCTTTGAAGTTTATCTATCTCCAATTGCCTGCCACTGACTTCTCCACTTGCTTTCTGAATATATCCGTATATTTCACTGACAGCGCCTAAAAATAGACCGACTTTCCACGAACCAAATAGCATCCGGCCAAGAATCCCGTATCCAGCAGCTCCGATAAGTTCATCCGGTAACGCCTGATAAAATTCGTATATGCCTTTGATCTTTACGGAGATTGAATCAAGTGCCCCTGGGATCTTATCAAGCCCATTTCCAACGCTCTCCAATAATCCAGGTAAACTGTCCATTGCTTTCGTAGCAAGTGTTTGGTATAAATCAGCGAACTTAACAGAAACATCCGTTAATGACTGCTGAAACCTTGGATCAGAAACGGCGGCAGTCATGTTTTTGTAGTTTTCAGTTTGCGCTTTCACATATTGCAGATAAGCGGGTTGGAAAGCCTTGCCAAATGCGATTTCATAAGTTTGAATATGTCGGGTCAGGGAGAGGTTCTGCTTCTCAGCAGACGTCATTGATTTTTCGTAGATGCCTTGAAACTTAGCAGCTTCCTCCAAAACCATATTCACACGGCTTTGCATTTTTTCATTTTCACTAAGAGATTCAACTGTTCTGCCGATTGCTTTCGCGGTTTCTTCGTACCCTTGTTGAAAATTCTTCGCAATACCAATCCCATCTAATAATTCAGATTGGCCTTTCGTAATAGCAGCGGATAAACGCTCAAATGCCTCTGAACTGTTAATCCCACCAACAACTGCTAAATCTTGAGCAGCCCGCGCAATCTGTGAGGATTTCTCAAGCTCCACACCAGATGCAGCCAAGCGCGTCATTGCCTTTCGTGCCTCAATAGCAGCAATACCAGACTTTTTAAGTGCTTCTTCAAACACGTCCATCTGTGCTGCTGAATATCCAGCATTACGACCAGCCGTGTGCATCGCAATACCCATCATGTCGTATTGCCCGGCAATACGCGTGATGTGTATAAGATACTCGCGCATTTTATTCACTGCAAAAGCAGCTCCCAATGCGGTAGCCATTTTCCTAAGCGTGGATATAGCAGAATTAGCAGCACCTTTAACACCATCAACCGCTTTTTCAGTCTGCCCAGCCTGTCTTTGGAAATCACGAAGCCGATTCGACGCTACAACCACGCCATCTGATCTGATCTCAAGTCCAAGTGTTGCTATATCTACGCCACCACTCATTTCTTCACCTTCGCACTACCGCCAAGAGCTGATTTCAACCGCTGAGAGACATTCTTACGCATTACTTCTAACATATCCGATTTGCCGCCGCCGACAGTCCAGGGCGGAATGCCATTCGGATCTTTCGCCGCATAACTTGCAGAAACCCATGCAACGCTGCATTTCCGCAATAGTACAACTTCCCAAGAGCTGAGGTGCGTTCCAGTGGACCGCATCCATGCTTTGATTTCTTGATACGTGCAAGGAATCTCACCCACCGTACCATACAATACCGGGCCGACTTCAAAAAGGTAATTCCAGATATGTGCCAATTCAAATGGTAAAAATACTTCAGAACAGTCGCCAGAGAATGAGGCATTCCATAATGCAATTTCCAATGGGATGTCGGGACTTTCTGTGAGCTGTTCGAACCATTCTTCATCGGCGTACCTCTTTTCCAATGCTTCGAATCGTGTTTGAGGTGGCAAGGTTTTTGAAGCCTTGCCGGGTTTTCTTCCAGCCGATGGTTCGATCTTATCTGGTACTGCTGATAACCAAGCCTGCTGCCGGACATAGCCCAGCAAGCAGGCCGTCAGTTTCCCAGGTAGTTCGCCCGATCATGGATGAAAGTATCGGCTTGTTCCTTGAGCCATTTACGGCCCTCATAGATTTCTTCCGCCGTCTTTGGGACTTTCCCCCCGATAACCAAATTCGCCCAGGATATTGTGCATTTGCAAATAAGCTCAATCGCGTCCTGTTCAAAACGCTCAACGGTCATTTTTTGAGGACGGTTCCCTTTTGTTCGCCGATTCGCGATGATATTTGAAGCTTTCCGGTACATTGCTGAATCCATACCAGCCAATCGAATAGATGCCACGCCGCCCTTATCGTCTTTCAAGGGCTCAAAAGTAACCGGGTGTACTACCACCATTTCACTACCTTCTTCGATCAATTCGATCTTATCAAGATCAAAACCCATAATAGTTTCCTTTCAGGAATTGTTTTTGTTACCGGCACAGAATCCCCGTACCGGTTATTTCAAAATTACGAACTTGCCAATGTTCTGGTGATGTCGCCGCTTATTTCAATTGAGCAAGCCGCCCCGATAATCGAATCCACGGAGCCGACCTGCGTCGTGAAACTCATCGTGACGCCTTTGAAAATATCGGTCGTCGGCGTTGACCCTGATGCAGCTGCCTCATCATTGAATTCCACCTTGAAATTATACTCATCATCGGAATCGCGAGCAACCAGCAATGCAGCCTGACCGGCATCCTCCAAGTCCTGCCCGAGCGAAAGAGCAAGCTGCCCATTGTTGTAACTGCCCTTGAATTTGTGCGTTTTTCTTGATCCGATGGGATTGTACGTGACGAGGCTATACTGTTTCCCGTATTCCCCAAAATCGACAATCTCACCGACCTCCACCCACGAGGATTCACTTTCCAGCGCCCCGGTACCACCAATATATAACTTGGTTCCGGCTGCGGTTTTTACGTTTGTTCCTATTTCAGTCATGATCTGTTCTCCTTAATTAAGAATTTCATATGTTATGCTTACAGGTATTGCGTACCAATCAATATCCTGTTGATGCGGGTTAACAGCAGGCGGCTTAATCACCCGAATTCGGTACCCGTCTGCATCAGTAACACTATACCTATCAAAATGTGATGCAATCGCTCTCGCGGCTGATAGAACCGTGAGAAGCCCCTGTTTTGCAGGATAAACAACATCGATTTGAAAAATACCAATATGCCTATCTGCTTTACCATGCGTTAATCGTTGTGGCGGTACTGGCAAAAACATTGCTCGATAATACGGCGTTCCAATTACAGGCTGATATACTGCTACATTCGGCCAAACGACCTTATAAGATCCGGTTGCCGTTTTTAACCGCGCAATCAAAGTTTCTTCAGGTTTTGTACCAGCAATCGCCGTCATGATACTTCTCTTTTCACCAGAGCCACTACCTTACGAACAGTCGGCAGATACTCTTCAATCGATACCCGTACCATTCCATGAGGTGCTTGGTACGAATAACCATCAATTGATTTTATCTGCCTCATCGCCGATCTTACCTTTTTACCGCGTCTAAATTTAGCCTTGCGTCCAGCAGAGCCGTATTTCGGATTCTTTGGATAACCGCCATACTCAAGAACTCCGATGTAAGGAAGCGTATTCGCCAATGCTACGGAATCCCCTAACTTCGCAACGGATATGTCAGATACCAGCCTGGATAAAACATCGCCTTTTTTATCAACCCCTATGGACATCGCAATTGGAATTGTATTCACGCCGACCATCCAATTTCCACGTGCTCGCCCAGTATCAACTGGGGTTTTCAAAACAACTTTTTTAAAAAGATCAAGCGCCACCTTTTTAAGCACCAACGTCATCCGCTCTTCGTACTTTTGCTTGAATGCCGCTGTGTCTTGTGCAAACGTCATTGCGATATATCCAGTTTATAAATAATCGTAATGCCGCCAGGAGCCACCGGCGCTGCTGCATCCACATTCCAAATATCAGTGCCAAATAACAGCTTGTCGCTTACTGCCGGTGCGACTGGCAAAATGGTACCAGACGGCTGCTTAACTGACATGATGATTGATCGCTGATTTGACGCTACTATTTTTATCTCTGCTTCTTTTTCGCCAACGACATTACCAACAACACTGTCCAATTGCTTAACCTT